TGCTGCTTTAATGCTGCGGTAAACACACACTTCCAGCTTTCTGCATCCAGCCAGCGACCATGCCATTCAACCTGACGAGAGACGTCACCAAGGCAAGCCCAAAGCTTTCGGTTTTGGTCTAAGCTGCGGTTGCGTTCCTGAATGGTTACTACGATTGGTTTGATTGGGTCTGGAAGGATTTGCTGGATAGCTTGAATGGCGTTCTGCTGATGGATGGGGCTTCTTAGTTCAAACGTTAGTTTCCTCACCATTTACGCTCCTGTAATCGTCAAGTGCAGCTGCAATAGTCCCTATCGGGTCATGGTCTTGCCCGATAATCTCATTTACGTTTTCATCTTCTTCCACACCGAAAAAGAATCGCAGGGCTAACATGATTTCTTCGTATGCGCTCATACTCACTCCTTCACTTTGACTCCAGCAGCGCGGATGTTTTCCTCATAAGCATCCATTGCATCACCGAAGCCATTGGAATAATCAACAGAAAACCCTTTGGCTAATGCTTCTCTGCTGTCGATAAACTTTGGCGCGGTTATTTCAATAGCTGCTCGCGATGCATGCCATAAAGCCCACCACTCATTTAAGGAGTGACGAATATCCATGCTTGAAAATGCAAAGTACCTATCACCATTTCTTGCCTCGGTTATCATCTCGAATGGTAATCTCAATTTTTTGGCAACGTATTCCTCAAACTGCTTTCTTGATTCGTCCATCGATACTTACCCTCAGTTCAACTCACAAAACGCCACGCCATTTTTGCTACAGCGACAGGCATAACACCGATAATCACCCAGACAAATGCAGCGCCAAACAACGTATACCATGGGTCTTTACCGTCATTCACAAGACGAATGTAGCTATGCAGAACAATAAAAAACGTCAGAAGAATCCATCCAACGCCAACGCATTTGAGTGCGACGAGCATAAACTCAGCCACGATTTACTCTCCCCCAAATAAAAAGGCCTGCGATTACCAGCAGGCCTGTTACAAGCTCAGTGATGTAGATGGTCATCAGAATCCTCCTTTCTTCTTGGATTGCGGTTCCTCGCGTTCACGGCGGCGCATTTCAGCGGACTGTTGGTCTGTGTCATAAATAGCGCCATTTGCCTGAATGCAATACACCGTGCCGGTATTGCCATGACGATTGAGACGAAGGATTAGTTCGGTTTCACCAGGTGGAACACTGTCATCAAAAGCACCTTCACGATGGATCCCCACCCAATAATCGCAATCCTGTTCAATCTGCCCTGTATCTCGTGAGTCACTTGGTAATGGGCGTTTATTGGTTCTGCTTTCCAGTGCGCGGTTAAGCTGCGTCAGAAGCACAACAACGCAATCAAGCTCTTTGGCAAGGTTCTTCAGTCCTTTGGTGATCATGCCGTAAGCAAGGTCGTTGCGATCGGCCTTCTCAGCAGTCATTAGTGTCAGGTAATCGACCAGAATCATGCCAACACATCCTTTTTCTCGCTTGATTCGACGACTTTCGCTGACGATTTGAGCCAGAGATAATCCCGGCGTGTCGTCGATGTAAAGCAGGTCGATTTCACTCAAGCGATTGGCTGTTTCGATCGCCCTGTTGAAGTCACCATCGTAATCACCCTGATAGCCGTCATCAGCGTCATTTGTCGCCGGAAGGTAAAAAATATTCGGGTTAACACCTGACTTCTGTCCTACCAGTTTTTCCAGTATCTGGTCACCGGGCATTTCAAGGCTGAACATCAGAGCGGGCTTTTTCTCATGCACTGCGCAGTTGATTGCCATCTGGCTGTATAGCGTCGTTTTCCCCATCTTAGGGCGAGCGCCAATGACAAACAGAGAGCCTTTCACCAGACCTTTCGGTGACAGCATCCTGTCCAGCGATGGGATCCCTGTGCTCATTCCTCGTTGTTCGCCTGACGGGTCAAATCGCTTCTCAAGGTCGCTAACCCAGTCTTCCATGACCTCACCAAATGAGCGAAGGCCGCGACGCGATCCGGTTTTTGCATGGTCTGTCAGTTGCGTAAAAATCGCCTGAATAGCTTCGTACTTCTGCGTCGCAGTCATTCCGTTGCGGGAATAGAGCAATTCCGTCGCTTCAGTCATGCGGTTGATGGCGTAGCGTTCCATTGCGGTTTCACGAACCTGCATTGCATAGGCAACGATGTTTGCTGCGCTTGGCGTGTTCTTTGCGATCTCAGCGATATAAGCAAAACCGCCAACAGACGCCGTTAACGATTTACGCTCCAGTTCATCGAAAAGCGTCAGGCCATCTACTGGCTTTTGCTCCCGGTGCATTCTGGTTATTTCTTCGAAAAGGATTTTGTGTGGTCGGCTGTAAAATGAATCAGGCTTCAGCATCGCCAGAACTTTCTGGACGCGCTCACTGCTGTCATCATCCAGAAGCAATCCACCAATCACCGCCTGCTCTGCCTCGATGCTATGGGGCGGCGCATAAAAATTATCGGTCATCGTGTTCACCCTCACGAACTTTCAGGTAGGTATTATCGTTAAGCAGGAAATCAAATCCCTTTTTGTGCCAGACGGTTCCGCGTTGATGGTTTGGGCGCTCTTCGAACATCCATCGGCAATTTTCGCCAACGTAGCTCAAATAATTTCTCCAGTCCTGCATCGTGAACCCATGCCCGTCAAGTTGGCGTGTTATTACTCCGGCTTTGCGCCAGAACGTTCGGATCTGGTTTTTACGCTTGTCATTCAGTGCGCGGATTCTTGGCGCTTCAGGAAGGATTTCGTGGTAAGCATCGACAACATCCTGACAGCTGACGGAAGGTTTTTTCTTGTCAGACTTTTTGTCTGCTGTGGCACTCTCTAATACGTCAGTATTAGAGATATTATTTATATTATTGTTTATGGACAACCGTTGGACAACCGTTGGACAATCTCCGCTGAGAGCCGCGCCATTACTGGTGTTTGCGTTGGACAACCGTTGGACAACCGTTGGACAATTTTTTGCCTGAAAATCGTCATATTTAACGATTGTAAACAGGCTAAATTTCTTCCCCATCGAGCAAATATTAAGCATCCCTTTCGACTCAAAAGTCCGTAATAAGCTCCGAACTTTGTTGTCGGGGATGAATGTTTCTCTGACCAGCGACGGGCGTCCAGTTATCATCTGACCGCGATCAACAGTTATCGGCCCGATATCCGTATTGACGACAGTAGATTCGTGATTAGCCTTGAGGATTAAGTGAAGCCAAAGATGTACTGCCTGAGAGTCCTTATAGAGCCTGCTGTCCATAAACTGGCGGTGTATAGAGACATACCCCATACTGGATGCCTCCTGATGTTGTACAGGGTTATGCCTGTAATCAGCTAACTTAACGACGCCCATGCTTCACTCCTGCTTTGGCTAGTCTGTAAACACCAACAAGGCGCTCTGCGAACGCCCTGTTATTTGCTGCGGCTACCACTAATCCCTCAGGTGAATCAGGGTGTCGAATCTCTTCTTTTTCCTGGTATTTCTTACGACGTTTTGTCATAATTACTCCTGTGGATTGATCCAGTCTTTCTACATCAGGCCTCGAAGAATTCGCCGTTCTTCGGGGCTTTTTCTTTTGTCAGCATTCTGGCTACTTTCTTAGCCAGTTCCGCCAACTCCTCGTCTTCAACACCCCATTCAAGAACAGCAAGAAGCATTCCCATTTTGGGGATGAAGCTGTCTTTCCATCGCGAAATTTGCGATTCATTAATCCCTAACGCGTCGGCAACCTTTCGCTGACCACGTACAGCAATTCGATTCAGGATGTTGCTTGTAATTGCATTCGCTTTCTTGCGAGTACTTGTAAGTTGCATATGTAAGTATTTCCTTAACTAATAAGAAGTTATGCGCATCAACTTATGCGCGTTGTATTCCCGCATTTCGGCGGGAATGAGGACCATGACTGTTAAAGAGCGGTGTTACTATTTGTTTTTCTTGTTGCTTGGGAAAGGACGAACTTCCTCTCCAATCACACTGCCATCAGGCTTTACCGTAACCATAATGTTACGGCCTGCCAGAATGGCCTTGCTGATAGCGCACTGGATTACACCAAAGTCACTGGCTGCTTTAGCCTGTCCATGGATTTTGGCGTAATCGGCAAGTGTCATTCGAATCATATGCACTCTCCGTTATTAACCATGAACAAAGAATACTACAGGTATTCAAAGCAATCAATACTCAGGGTATTTTTAGTTTAAGTACCTTAGCTATTAGAATTAAGCTATGGAAAATAAAAAATCACTGACGACAGAACAGCTCGAAGACGCTAAGCGGCTTAAGGCTTTGTATGAGTCAAAAAAGAAAGAATTGGGAATAACCCAATACTCAATCGCTGATGAACTGGGTATCACCCAAGGAGCGGTAGGGCATTATCTTAATGGCAGAAACGCGCTAAACGTTGAGGTCGCATCTGGTTTTGCACGTTTGTTGCAAGTCTCAATTGCTGATTTTAGCCAGTCAATTGCTGCCAAGGTTGCAGAACAGGCAGAAAGCCTTAAGAGCGATGCCAACGTAAGGTATGCAGGGGAATACAGAGCAGGAAAGAGGTATCCGGTGTTAAGCAGTATCCAGGCTGGCTCGTGGTGTGAAGCATGCGAACCATACACCATTAAAGACATAGATGTTTGGCTTGAGTCTGACGCGCATATTCAAGGTAATGCGTTCTGGCTTAAAGTGGAAGGTGATTCAATGACGGCACCGGTTGGGTTAAGCATTCCAGAGGGAACATTCGTTCTTTTCGATACCGGAAGGGAGGCGATCAACGGCAGCTTGGTCATAGCAAAACTTTCTGACTCTAACGAAGCAACATTCAAGAAGCTGATAATCGACGGCGGAAATAAATACCTCAAGGGACTTAACCCTGCATGGCCTCTCGTGCCAATCAATGGAAACTGCAAGATTATAGGCGTTGCAATTGAGACAAAACTAAGGCTGGTTTGATCACGCAAGGGGGACGCTTATGGTTGGAACCGCTATAGCAAGCTTTTTTGGGATGTTGGCAATCTCAACAATTTACGGCTTAGCGCATGCTTTTATTGCGAAATCTCTATCAGAAAAAATAAGCCAGGCTTGGGCGCATAGATCAGCTCGTTTCATGATTCTAGTGGTCATAGCAATACAAGGGATATCTGCATTTATCCTCTATGGATCAAGCTTATACCTGTTGTATCAAGGCGCGACATTTACGCCTTACACCAGTGATTACGGAACTCTATACGATGGTAGTGAAGACATCTCTATGGCTTGGATCGTCTTTGGTTTATCTGTGGCCGTGTCTGTTGTAGCAGACATCATTAAGGTAATTCTCGTCTTAACCTTCGCTGACTAACCCATAATCCCGGCAGCAATAGCTATCGGGATCCACTTCACATATCCCGCATAAAAAGCACTGAACAAGCAGATACCGAAAAAATAAATATCCTTTGTATTCATCTGTTTATCATTATTTCATCAAAAATAAATACCCTGGGTATTTACACAATAAAATACCTACAGTATTCTTTAGCCATCAGCAGGACGCTGGTAGCCAAACGGAACAGATTGGCAGGCTCTTTAACATTGATGGGATTGTCCCGCCGAAATGCGGGAACCAAAGAGTAGTTGGCTTTGGGGTGATGTGAAGTGCAGCTGCACGACGGCAACCGGAAGATAAGCACCCGGCGCGTCACCGCCAAAGTCAATCATCGGAGGTCAACATGACAGTAGTCATTACATATCTGGCTGACGATAACGCCAGAAATCGCCGCAGAGCACGCAGACAGGCTCAACGTGAACAGGCAATGCAAGAACAGCGACTGGCGCGAAAAATTGCGCTAAAGCTCTCTGGTTGCGTCAGAGCAGATAAAGCAGCATCACTCGGAAGCCTTCGCTGCAAGAAGGCAGATGAATGCAGTGGAAGTATTTGCCTGCCAAACGTAGCTATTTACGCGGCAGGCTACCGGAAATCAAAACAACTGACGGCGAGATGATAAATTAATTTGCTAATTACTTGTTTTTGCCGTGCTTATCCTGAGCGATAAGTTCATCCATAAGACTGTCTTTCTTCCCAGCAAACCTAATGTAGCACTCATTTCTATAGCGTTCTGGGATAACAAAACGGTCGATTTCAGGATATCCAGTAGCAGAAGGTATCCGAATAAGAAGCCCTTTTTCGAGCAATGAGATTGCTTCAGGGCTTCCCTTTTCCGTTTGTAGCTGGTTATTAGCGACTACAGCGAGTGCCAAATACGCTCTTTCTCCAAGAGTTAACGAATCAAACAAATCTTGCACGTATTTCTCTTCTTTAGATTTGCGCTTCTGAGCAGCGAATACCTCAATTCTTTCAGTCACAGCGTGATAAGCGGAATTAACAACGCCGTTAAGCACATAGCTAACGCAAAACAACAGGATGTAATACATCCAGTAATGAGGAAGGATTTCTGGATTATGCAGGTTTATCCATTCTTTTACGCTTACCGGCATAACAATAATCAATATGATCAGGATGATTAGCATATGAATCAACTGTTTAAGTGTCATTCCTTGCAGGAAAAAATGCATTAGTTCCTGCCACCATGAGTTGTTCATCGGCGTTTCTCTTTTGCTCTCTGTAGGGGTGAATAGAGTTTATCCGATTTCTCGCTTGAGCTGGCCCCCTGAAATACCAGACAGTAGATGTATCTTAAAATAAGAGATAGGCTTGGATATATGTCTAACACTAGTTCTAATTTTGGTAAGCGTAAACTGACCGCCGTATGTAGCCATCAGACGAGAATTGGTAACTTAGACGCCCATCTGATATAGACGGAC